ATCAGATTTCTACCTGCACCTGATGGTGAAGATCTCCCATTTGCAAAAGTGTGGAGTCATGCATTCAAAGGACCTGGTGGACAATGGTACATCGAAAACTCTTTGACTACTCTTGGCAAACAAGATCCTGTCTCTGAGTACAACACAGAACTGTGGAATGCAGGTGGTGAAGGTTCACCTCAACGTGCCCAAGCAAGAGCACAAAAGAGAAAACTTTCCTACTATTCTAACATCTATGTTGTGTCAGACCCTGCACATCCAGAGAATGAAGGAAGAGTATTCCTTTATAAGTATGGTAAGAAGATTTTTGACAAACTCGTTGAAGCAATGCAACCTGCATTTGCTGATGAGAAAGCATTAGATCCCTTCAACTTCTGGGAAGGTGCTGACTTTAAGTTAAAGATTAGAAAGGTTGATGGTTACTGGAACTATGATAAGTCAGAGTTCGCAGCACCCAAACCTCTTCTTAACGACGATGCTAAACTAGAATCAATCTGGAAACAAGCATACTCTCTTGCTGACTTTGAAGCACAAAAGAACTTCAAGTCTTACGAGAAGTTGAAAGCACGTCTAGACTTAGTGCTAGGAATATCTGCTGCTCCTACTCCTCTACCTGTAGATGAATCTCTAGATGATTTGTCAGAAGGTAAGTCATGGGGTGCTGAAGTATCTAACTTCAGAGAGAAGGCAGTTGCTTCTTCACCTGTAGAAGATGAGGAAGATGCTCTTAGTTACTTTTCAAAACTAGCTGAGGAAGAATGAAGATTGCACTAGCAACCATACTTGCGTTAACATCCCCTGCTGTAATGGCAGGGGATTACCATTATGGTCACACAGTAACGAGAACTTGTTATGAAACAAGAGTTCGTGAAGAGTATATCCCACCATGGAGAAGTAACTATGGTGAAGGGTACATCAACAAATATTACGAGAAAGTAGAGACTCCTTGTTTCACTCATCGTCCTGCTCCTAGGTCATATCCTGAGAGGTACGAGCATAGTGGACCAGATCTAAACTCATGTGAAGAGGGTTCATTCTTAGGAGCAATCCTAGGTGGTGGTGCTGCAGCAGCACTGTCTGAAAAAGATGCTATGGGATGGTCAATACCTTTAGGTGTTGTCAGTGGTGCGTTGATAGGTTGTCAAGTTGATGGAGGTTAGACATGGTAGAAATGATACTTAAAGAGTTTCCTCTTACCGATATAAAAATGCCTAGAAGTAAAGATACATACACGAAAGAGGAAGTAGATGCTCTTATCAAATACGCTATTGATGAAGCAAGAAAGATTGATGAAGCATCAATGGCAAAACATAATCGTGATGCTACGGTTATTAGTATGATATTAGGATTCACTACTCTTGCATTATTTGTAGATGGGTTACTTAGATTATTAGGTATCATTCCGCCATTCATGCAGATTGATATTGATTTATTGGATAAGATTGTAGACAGAGTAGAGGTTGATGTGATAGATAAACTAAAACAAGTACCAATACAGAAACTATTTCAACGATGAATGACATAACTGTTTTTTTATATGGTGTGTTCTTTTTTGCTGTAGCAGGAGCAACATTTGCTTTTATGTGGAAGTCTATGACTTACACGTTTGAGACAATGAACAAACCGATTAAAAGAACTAGAAGTGTACATCCAGAGATGGATGAGGTTGAGAGTGGAACAGAGTTACTAGTTTTCAGAGGATACGAAGAAGAGGATGAGGATGATGGAGAGGGCGACATCTTAGCAATCCGAAAATGACTCTTGATTTACAAATATCGCTTAAAAATTTTCCGCCAAAATTTTGACCTCCTTAGTTTTTTATGACCGAGTATGAAAAGAGAGCACTTGACCCATGTTGGCAACGCAAGCACACAGGAATCGCAATGTTTCCCATCGATTCACACAACACTAGCTACCTATATCGTAGAGAAGATGGCACATATTACTGGCAGCATTGTCGCAAACAAGAGGAAGACGACATCTTTATAGATGCAGATGGTCTACAACTCGATCTATTTGGAAAACCACTTCTACCTATAGAGTGGATTAGAAAAGAAATTTTATCAGTATGAAACACGTCCTATTTGATTTAAAGCATTGTTTAATCACTGCTCCACTAAATGATGAAGAGTACATCAAAGAAACTTTGACAGAGGCAGCAAAGATTGGTAACTTAGAACTATTAAAAGTTGACACTCACAAGTTTGAACCATGTGGTGTGACTGGTTATGCTTTACTTTCAGAAAGTCATATAAGCATACACACATGGCCTGAAGATGACGTTGCTAGGTGTGATTTATTCTCGTGTAATCCAAATACAGACTACAAAGCAGTGATACAATATATGCAAGATCGTTTTCACTCAACAGAAGTTAAGCGATGGGGATGTGATAGATCGGATTGGTATTAATATCCTCCTCCGTATCCTCCACCGTAACCTCCACCTGAGGATCCAGAAGAACCTGATGAACCTGATGATGAACCAGAAGATCCTGATGATGAACCTGAGGATCCTGATGAACCAGAAGAAGAACTGCTGCCACTGCTGCTAGAAGAAGAACTAGAACTGCTGCTCGAAGATGAAGAACTCGTTCCACTGCTGTATGTGCTGCTAGATGTGCCACTAGATGTACTACTTGCTGCTGTGCCAGTCGCTGTAGTTGATGTGGTTGCACTACTTGATGATGTGTCAGCAACTCCTACACTTCCTGATGTCGCAACTTGACCAGATGGACCGTAGTCAAATGTAGTTGTGCTAGTTGCTGCTGATTGTCTAGACACACTGGCACTAACAAAACCTGCAACATCAACAAACCTCGCTGCAATAGACAGTGGGGTTTTCTTATTGTTTACATCATCTAACTCTGGATGTTGTTCGTATGCTACTGCATCTTCAAACTCATCTATCATCAAGTCAACTAGTGTGGGTGTAGGTAGAACTATTTGTCTCTTTAACTCATTTTTATATTGTTCATGCTCATAGTTACTTACAGGATACCTAGACTGCTCTGCACTTTTTACAGTACCATCTGGCATTACAGTTCTAAATGATTCTAATACTTCTATACCTGCCTTTGTTATTACAGTATCACCATCTTTTATTTCATTTGTCTCGTAGTGATGCACTCCATTTTCATTACTATAGTTCTCCAAAACAAATGCTAGTAGATCATCATTGTTCTTTGGCCACTGTTCATAAAAATCTGTTATATTATTAGCAAGTAATATCACCCAGTCTAACTTAGGGTTCTGAAACATCTGAAATGCTAGAGAAGATGGTGTGTCTTTATCTCTAATAGAATAAGCATCAAATGCAGTCACATATTGATCTAAGTCTTCTCTAACTTTTACTCTACGAAATATATTTTTTACCAAACGATAGCGATATGCTTCATCATCTCTGATGCCTTCACCAACAAATACATTTGGAAAGTAAGAAAAATAAGCTGCCATTAGTAACCTGCCTCTACGTCTGCTTGACTTAGTAGTTTTGTCTCTGTGAAAGACATATCAATCTGAATCGCGGGAACAGAAAGTGTAGTTCCATCCTTAAGATCTTTGAAAGAACTGTACTGACCATCAGGTGTGTAGTTTACTGCCATGCTTGTACACACTGAGTCCTCTATTCTAAAATGTAACTCAGGATGTTGACTTTCTACAGTTCCTGCGTTGGGATCCATTCTAATAAACTTTATTCTATATTTATCTGGCACTTCAAAATATCTACCACTCGTTAATGCATCTATACCATTCAATGAATCTAGTGCTTCTAGTCCCTCCAACCTCTGTTTATCTTCTGTATCCAAATTTTTATCTTGCAGTGCACTAATATCAGATTTTAAATCAAACATATTTGCACTACCTCCTGCAACTTTAGGGTGAGCTCCAGTTTTAAGATATCTTGCTATTTGGAATATTTCATTTGCCTCTTTCTTTGAACGAGCAAACATCTTAAACGAGAAACTATGAGTTCTAAACGACATTGAGTTGAAGATTTGCTCTGAGAAAGGGTTGAATACTCTACCTTGTGATAGTCCCATCAACTGATTAGCATTAGGACCTCCACCTACACCTGTCATTTTGTTTGCTGCACCTGCAACATTCGCTATTATATTTGCAGTTCCCTGAGGTAGTCCTGCCTGTGCACCTTTTTGTATTGCATCTGCTACTTTTTCAAAGTTCAAACCACCAGTGGATCCTGATCCTACTAATCCTGCTGCCATCACACCACCAATACCCAGATCAACTTTACTATATGACGCTTGATATGCAGTTTGTACTGCTTTTGGCATTGCGATATATACTCTACTCTTATTCAACTCTCTCTTCACTGTGCTACTAGGTACATTCAATCCTGCATAACCAGTATCTTTATCATCATACTTGATTCTAAATCTATGCAGCATGACATAATCCACTGCCTCAGTAGGAAACTGTTCGTCTTTTCCTATGTCAGGTGATGGCGGTCTTAATGGATATTTAAAAACTGTCACTACTTTACCTAAATACTATGTGATTCTATATTATATTTATGAGGTATCAAGGAAAATATCGAGTTACCTACCCCCAAAAGTACAAGGGTGACCCTTCTAATATTATTTATAGGTCATCTTGGGAATATAAGTTTATGAAATGGTGTGACATCACATCATCTGTAGAGGAATGGGGTAGCGAAGAGATAATCATACCGTATATCTCACCTGTTGATGGCAAACGTCACAGATACTTTCCAGATTTTTATGTAAAAATCCAAAACAGGAAGTATTTGGTTGAAGTTAAACCATATCGACAGACCCTTGAACCTAAGACACAAAAAAGAAACACAAAGAGATATATAAATGAGGTTGTTACATATCATGTCAATAAAGCAAAGTGGAAAGCAGCAACTGAGTTTTGTAAAGATCACTCTTGGGAGTTTATGTTAATCACTGAAAAGGAACTTAAAGTTTAATGGCAATCCCTAATAAACAAAGTGCTAGAAAAGTCGCTCCTATGCATGGAGTGGACGGATTTCTTAGTTCTATGCTTAAGAACAAGAAGAATGCACCCGCTACGATTAATAAATGGTCAGTTAGTTTTGCATCTCCACAAATACTACAACCTCGTGGTGTAGGAGGAGACAGCACCAGTGATAAACTTGTATTAGAAAAGGGTGATCCAGCTAGACTGCTTGATTACTATGCACAATCAGTTGGTCTACCTAGCAGACAAATCACTGCTGCACAGTTTCAACCCCCAGGTGCATCTGTAAGATATGCGACCAATCAATCATTCAGTGAGATGAGTATTGAGTTTATAATGCCAAGATCTCAATACACAAGAAGTATATTTGAAACATGGGTTAATAGAATATCAAGAGACTCGAATCAGTATGTTGATTTTTACGAACGCTACTGTTCACCTAGAGTGAGAGTATATAAATGGGAAACAACAGCATCAAATGTTAATGTATTTGATACACAGTTTAGAACTGATAGTTTGGGAGAGATCACTGCATGTTGGGAGATGCAAAACGTATATCCTTACAACATAGGAACTATTCAGTTAAACAACGAACAGAATGCTTTGATGACATTATCAGTATCATTTTACTACGAAAGATATAGATTCTTTACCAAAGATGAGTTCTCTGACTTTGGTAAACTATATCCTATGACTATACCTGCAGGACAAGGATTAGGATCTCTATCAGATGAAGAGAGAGCACAAATCGTTGAGTCAAGCACTCAATCTGGTGTTAACACTACAACTGAGACTAGTCAACCGTAACCTGACTAAATACAATATGACGTGAAATAATTTATGGCATTACCTAAGT